CGCTCGCGTCTACGGCAAGGTCAATGCGGGCGGCTCGTCGGTCTATGTCGGGCCGGTCGGCTCCGCTGATGACGGCGACGTCTATTACGCCCGCTTCCAGGAGTTCGGCACCCGGAACATGGAGGCCAATCCCTTCATGCGACCGGCCATCGCGACGAAGCGGCCGCAGGCTGAGAAGCTGATCGCAGCCCGCCTGTCCACCTATGTGACGGCGCAGGCCCGATGACGTTCAAGCAAGCCGTCGTCGCCCGGCTCTCCAGCGATCCCGACATCGGGCGTGACACGGCGGGAAGCATCCGCTTCTCCCGCCGCCTGACGAACGCCACGGCGGTTTCGCTCCAGGTTGTCGCTGACGCGCGACCGCAGACGTTCAAGGGCTTCAGCCTGCGCCAGACGACGGTGCAGGTCGACTTCTGGTCCGACGACGAGACCATGGCCGAGCAGCTGCGCGATCGAGGGATCGCGGCTCTGATCCCTGCGGCCGAGGTCGAGGGTATCAAATTTCAGCGCGCTATGATCGCCGGCAGCCGCTCTGGCGGCGAGCTTGAGCAGTCAGGGCAGCCGCAACGGCACCGCGACGAACTCTTCCGCGAGTCCGTCGACATCATTTTCACGCACAACGCCAACTGAGGAGGCGAACATGGACGCAGACGGCAACAGCGAAGCCCGCATCGGCTGGGGCACGGAGTTCGATCTCGCCGGTGCCAACGGAACCCTGGTCGAGCTCGACGAGGTCACCGAGGTCAATCTGCCGGAAGAGACGGCCGATGATGTCGAGACGACCCACTATAAGTCGCCCAACAAGAAGAAAGAATACCGTGGCGGCCTGATCGAGGGCGGCGAAGGTTCGATCGTGCTCAACTACATCCCCGGCAGCGCCACGGACAAGCTGATCACCGAAGCACATCGGGCGGGGACGCCGCGCGAGTTCCAGTGCCGCCTACCGGACGAGACCGGTAAGCCAGCCTGGGCAATCAACGGCTTCCTGATCGTGAAGAGCCGGAGCCGTGCAATCCCGATCGGCGACCGCCTCACCATGACGGTCGCCGTCCGCTACACCGGCGACAGCGACGAAGCTGCGGTCGCGGCCGGCGCATGATCGGCGCGCAGACGTTCGACGCCCTGGGACAGCGCTGGTCGCTGTTCCTCGGCAACGCGGCGCAGTGCGGTATCGAAGAGCAATACGACCGCGGCTATTTCGCGGTCGTCGCCGACGCGATGCCGAACGTCGATCCGGCGACCGCCATGGCGATCGCGCAGGCCATGTCGATCGGCGCCGCCCTCCCGGCCGATGTTGCCGAAAAGGCGACGGCGGCCCTGAAGGGCATGCGCCTGTCGGTGCTGCGCGATCTGGCATGGCATGGCCTGCGCCGTGACCATCCTGCGGTCACCCTGGACGATGTCAGCGCCATCATCGACGATCTCGGCCACGAGGCGTTCGGCGAGATCATCGGCAAGGCGATCCAAGCCGCACAGGGCAAGGGGGATGGCGAGAAAGCCGCCCCGGGAAAGCCCCCCCGCCGCGCGACCCGGCAGAACGCGCGGACTGGTCGGGGCTGATCAGCCAATGGGCGGAGTTCGGGCTCGACCCGGCTTCGTTCTGGGATCAGTCCCTCGCCTCCTACAACGCCATCGTGTCCGGCCGGATCAACCAGCGCCGGCACGATTACACCCTGTCGCTGCATACCGCCTGGCAGGGTGAGCGGTTCGCCCGTGTCGAGAAGCTGAAGTCGTTCAAGAGCTACGCAAAGGCACTGGCGACCAAAACTGTCGAGCAAGGCCCGCAGACGCCAGCCCAGAAGCTGGCCACCTTCCACACGCTGGCAGCGGCCGGCGTCCCGCTCAAGATCACGAGGATCGCGTAAATGCAGTCATTGCTGGCGTCGCTCGTCTTCTCGATGAGCGTGAAGGACGATGCGTACAAGGCCGGGATGGCGGCCGCGCGCGCCGAGGCGAAGAAGACCGGTCAGGATATGGACCGGTCGGCCGACCAAATGGGCAATGCGGTCCGCCGCGCCGCCCTCCAGGTCAACGAGGCAGCGATCAGGATCTCGGACAGCGTGGCGAAGATCGGTCGCGACGTTCAGAACGCCGGGCTGAAGCTGACCGCCGGCCTGACCCTGCCGCTCGGCCTCCTCGCCCATACCGCCAAGGATACCGCGTCCGACTTCGAGGCGGGCATGAACCGCGTCCATGCAGCCATGGTCGGCGCCAGCCCGGAAGAACTGGAGCGGCTGAAGCAGGCGGCGCTGACGCTGGGGCCCGCCTTCGGCAAGAGCGCGATCGAGGCGGCCGAGTCGATCGAGTCGCTGGCGAAGAACGGTCTCGATACCGCGTCGATCCTGTCGGGCGGCCTCGCGGCCTCCCTCAAGCTGGGCGTCGTCGGTCAGACCGATCTGGGCTCCGCAGCCGACGCCACGACCGACATCCTCCAGCAGTTCCACCTGTCGACCGGGCAGCTGCCGGCGGTGGTCGACAAGGTGTCCGGCGCGCTCGACGCCTCCAAGCTGTCGTTCGACGGCTACAAGGATGCGATCGGACAGGTCGGCGGTATTGCGGGTGGCCTCGGCTACACCTTCGACGACATGAACACGGCGCTCGCGGCGGTGATCCCGCTGATGACCGGCGGTTCGGACGCGGGCACCTCGTTCAAGACGTTCCTGCTGTCGCTGGTGCCGCAGTCGAAGGACGCGGCGGACGTGATGAAGCAGCTGGGCATCGAGTTCTTCGACGCGACCGGCAAGGCCAAGTCGCTGTCCGAGGTCGCCGAGGTGCTGAACATGCGGCTTGCCGGCCTCAATGACCGGTCCAGGCAGCAAGCGCTGACCAAGATGTTCGGCACGGACGGCATGCGCGTCGCGCTAGCGCTGATGCAGGCGGGCGCAAAGGGCATCGCCGACGTGCAGGCGCAGGTCGACAAGGCCAGTGCCGACCAGAAGATGGCGATCCTTCTCGACGGCGAAGCGGCCGCCACCCAGCGTGTTGCCAGCGCCTGGGAGCGGCTGAAGATCAACATCGGCGAAGCCGGCATCATCCAGGCCTATACCGGCGTGAAGGAGGCGCTGGCGGGCGTCCTGGGGGTGCTCGGCAATGCGCCGCCCTGGTTCTACAAGACGGCCGTTGCGGTCGGCGCTCTGACTGCCGCGACCGGGCCGCTCGTGCTGGCGGGTCTCGGCATCGCCAAGGTCATGCTGCCGCTCCTGCTGCTGCGTCTCGGTCCGGTTGCGCTCGGCTTCGCGGCGCTGATCAATCCGGTCGGCGTCGTCGTCCGTCTGCTCGGCATGCTCGCCCTTCAGGCAGCCGCGGCGACGCTGCTCGGCCGGCTCGGCACGACGCTGCTCGCGATCGCTGGGCCGATCGGGCTGTTCGCGACGGCGCTGGCGCTCCTGATCCCGCGCATCCAGGCCATGAGCCAAGTCTCGCAGGCCTATGCCGACGCGCAGGCCCGCCTCAACGAGGATCAGCAGCGGGGGCGCGACATCACGATGCAGCTGGCGACCGCGACCGGCAAGGCGCGGCAGGAAGCCCTGTCGGCCGCGCAGGCGCTGCGCGTGCAGCGTGTCGAGGCGCTCGCGACCGCCAAGGCGATGCTGATCGCGGCGCGGGCGAACTACACCAAGCAGCGCGACCTGGAGGCATCCGGCGCGACCAGCACCGGCGTGGGTGCGATCCTCGGTCTGATCACCGGCCGCAACCGGACCGGTGCGGCGCGCGACCTGGTCGCTGCCAACGACATCTACCGTCAGCGGATGGGCGACCTCGCGAGCCTTGACGCTGCGATCGACAAAGCCGGCAAGGGCCCCGCCCCGACCCGCAACGTCGATTTCGACCAGGAGAAAGAAACGAAGAAGCGGACCCGCAAGGGCCGCGACACCTCGGCCGACGACGAGGACTATGACGCCCGCCTTGCCGAGGTGCGCAATGCCAACCTCCAGGCGCAGGCCGAACTGACCGGCGGGATCGATGCCCGCTACCGTGCCGACATGGACGCGCTCGACGCGGACCGCGCCAGCTATGCCAAGCAACTGGCGACCGATCAGCGCCTGACGGACGCCAAGCGTGCGACGCTGATGGCGGCGAAGGACGAGGAGATCGCGACGCGTCGCGCCATCGTCGAGCAGAACCGCACGATTGCCAAGGCGCAGGAGGGCTACGACCTGGCGCGCGCCGACAACGAGGCGGCGCAGGACCGGGCGCGGATCGAATCCGATTTCGCCGACAGCGCCATGGCGCGCCGGGACGCGGAGCTCCGGCTGCTCGACCTCCAGCGCAAGCAGGAGGAGGCCGATCTCGACCTGATCCTCGCCACCAAGGCGTCGTCGTCGGCAGAGTGGGCGAACGCCAGCAAGCGCAAGGATGCCCTTCCCGCCATCTATGCCGGCCGCGCCGCCCAGATCGAGCGTAACAACGAGGGGCCGGCCGCCAGCTACATGCGGACGCTCAACCCTTCGGCGGGAGCCCGCGCCGAACAGATGGACCTGATCAAGGTCGACGCCCTGCGCGACCTCAACACCGGACTGACCGACGCGATCATGGGCACGAAGAAGCTGGGCGACGCCTTCGCCGACATGGGCAAGCGGATCATCGCTTCGCTCGTCGACATCGCCATACAGCAGGCCATCATCAAGCCGCTCGCGAACAGCCTGTTCGGCGGAGGGGCAGCGGGCGGCGGGAGTGGCCTGTTCGGAACGATCGGATCGCTGCTGTCGAGCTTCGGCGGTGGCCGTGCGAAGGGTGGCGGCGTCAGCGCCTCCGAATGGTATCTCGTCGGCGAGAAGGGGCCGGAGCTCTTCGCCCCCGGCGTCAGCGGGACCGTCATTCCGAACGGTGGTCTCGGCAGCGGCCGGCGCGGCGGTGGCGATCAGTACATCGACATGCGCGGTGCGATCGTCGACCGCGACCTGTGGGGCGAGGTCAACGCCATCGCCACGGCGCGGGCGAGCGAGGCCCTTCAAGCGTCCGCGCAGCATACGCAGGCAGCGATTGCCGGCGTAGCGCGGCAGCGGCTCTGATCCGAGATGGCGATCATCACCGTACCGCCCGCGCTTGCCATCCGACGCGTCGAATGGACGTTCGACCGACCGGCGCAGGTCAACCGGTCCCAATGGACCAAGCGCCGGCAGGTCGTGACCCAGCCCGGCCCGGCTCTGTGGAGCGCGACCGCCACGCTCGCGGTCCGCGTCGGGACGGCCGACTGGCTGGAGGCGGAAGCCTTCCTCATCGACCTGGAAGGCCAGATCAACACGTTCCGGATGGAAGCCGCGAATGCGCCGCAGACCACGCTCGCGCTCAAGCCCCTGGTCGACGGCGCGGGCCAGTTCGGCCGCTCGCTGAAGTTGCGCGGTGGCATCCCCGGCGCAGGCCTCAAGCGCGGGCACAAGATGACGGTGAACGACCAGCTGGTGTCGATCTCCGCGCCCTTCGTGTTCAACGCGGACGGCAAGGCGACGGTGACGTTCAAGCCGTCGCTGCGTGCCTCGCCGCTCGACGGCGCGGCTGTCGAGATGATCCAGCCGACCGTGCTGGTTGCCCTGGTCGATAGCGCGATCGGCTGGACGGAGGATTGCGGCGAGCAGTTCCAGGGAAAGCCGATCAGCGTCGAGGAGGCGATATGAGCATCGATCCCGGCACGCTGGCGATGCTCGGGGCGGACGTGGTCCGCCCGCCGTTCCTCGCCTGGCTCGACATCGTCGGCGACCCGGTGCGCGCGACGACGTGGGAGACCTCGCTCCGGCTGACCGGCACGAACGACCCGGACCTCGACGGCCTGCTCTATTCCGCCGTCTCGCCCATCATGGGGTCGATCAGCGGCGTGAAGCGGGCGACCGGGGGCACGGAGACCGTCACCGCCACGCTGTCGGGCATCGTCGGCCCGAACAGCGATCTGCTCAACATCCTGGGCGACGAGACCAAGTGGAAGGGCCGCCTCGCCCGTCTCTGGTTCCTGACGCTCAACGAAGCCGGCGACCGCGTCGGTGCCGTCGTCCCCTACTATACCGGCCGCATGGTCGGCTTCTCCATTTCGGGTTCCGCCACCATGCAGACCGCCAAGATCACGATCGAGAGCTATCTCGCGTCGCTGACCGCCGCGTCCAACCGGACGTATCTCGACCAGGGCGACTTCGTCACCGGCGATAGCTCCGCCTCATTGACGCTTGCGGTCGCGAACGGAGCCAAGTCCGCGTGAGCCGTCTGCCCGACTGGGAGGCCCGCCTCGCCGACTATCTGGCGAGCGTGCGGGACCGTCCGCACGCCTATGGCCGGCACGACTGTGCGCTGCACGGCGCGAACGCGGCGTTCGCGCAGACTGGCGTCGACAACGGCGCACCGTTTCGTGGTCACTACCGGAC